AAATGAAGCCTGTTCGTTTGCTATCCTAGTTCTTGCATAGTCTTCCTGTGTTTTCATCCCACCAAGATATTCTCCCGTTTTTGCATCTGTTCCTCTAAAATCTAATCCTTCTGCTTTTAGTCTGTTTTCCACAAAATCCTGTCTTTTTTTTATGATGTCATATGCTTCCTTAAATGTTTCTGCTCTATCAATTAATGATTTATATTCTTCATCTATAAAATATTTCTCCATCAATTGTTTATGTTTGCTACTTTGCACAAAAGCTTCAACAAGGCCATCTTTAACATTCTGATAGATACTTTCTCCTAAGCTCATAGTGAACTGATTGTAACTACTTGTATCCAAAGCTTTTTCCATTGCTGACTTTAAAGCTGATTCAATTTTACTAGCTTTTTCAGAAATTTTTTCTTCAGGAAACATGGAGTTTATAATATCTTCGCCAAGTCCTGCATTTCTTGCCTGCTGTCTTAACTGTTGAATAACTTCCTTCATGTCATTATTGATGTTGTTTACGCTTCTAAGTCTCAAAAATAAATCTTCAAAAGAAAGGTTTTCTCTTGCAAACTTTTTAATGTCATGCCCACCTTGAAGTCTAAAATCTGCCAGTTTATTTGCTATATTTTCAAATCTCTGTGTGTAACTTTCTTCAAAGTCCTGAAAATATCCGTCATACATTACTTTAGATAAGTTTTTTCTCAAGTTGTTAAAGTAGTTCTCAAGCCCCTTTGCAAGTCCATCTATTGCCTTATTACCTTTCGAAAGTTCTTCAACAGTAGTATGTCTTACCTGCTCAAATGCAGTGACAATAACTCTGTCACCCTGTATCATTTCATTGACTTTCTGAATAATTTCAAGTTTATAGTCTTCAGGATTTCTCCCCATACTTTTATAGATATTTGTAAGCTGATCTTCATATTCTTTTCTTCTCTGAAATACATCACTTACATTTATCCCTTCAAAACTTGCAAGAACTCCATTTTTTGGAAGTGACTTTGCATAACTTTCCATCACTCTCATACTTTCAATAAAAGCAAGGAAATTTTTCTTTACCTGTTCCATATTATGTTTATCTAATACAGAAACCCCCATTCTTCTTCTAAGCTCGTCTATGTTAAATAAACTCACATACTGGTCATAAAACTTCTGAAGTGAATCGCTGTCTCTTTTCCAGTTCTGCCAGATTTCTCCAAAAAATTCTTCAAATCCCATATTGAAGTTAGAATAGTCACTTATTGTTACTTTTCTAAGTCTTTTTCTTTTTCTTCTGTCACTATGCCCACTGGCCACTATGTTGTCGTTATACATATTCCCTGTAGTACTTATCAAATCAGAATAGTACTTCGCCTGTTTCTGTATATTTTTATCACTTGTATTTTCTGCTATGTTTTCAATTATTTTCACAACTGCTTCCTGTAAAGAGTTAGTCAAGTCCTTTATAGCCTTTATAAGCTCCTCACTCTTTGACAAGTCACTAATATATTGTTGTTCCGCTCTCTGTCTTTTCTGTTCATTCTCTTCTTTTACTTTCTTTTTTGCATCTTTTCCAAAATTTAAAAATGATGTGACAATTCCTATCCCCGAAGTTATGATACTAGTTCCTTTAAGCCAGTTCCCTATATTGAATTTTCCTTTAAATAAATCTAAAAATCCACCAAAACTTGTTATTCCTGAACCAGTAACAGTATTACCAAATTTCTGAATACCACCTATTATACTTCCCATAGATTGCATACTTTTACTTCCAGTAATTGCTCCTAATTGAGAAAATATATCTCCCAGTTTTCCTAGTTGATTGTCCAGTTCTTCCATTTTATTGTTAAAACGTATTTTTCTAAGTATCTCAGCTTTTTCAACTTCGTTTTTTTCCTCGTATAGCTTTATTTGTTCATCTATTATTTCGTTTCTTAGTTTCTCAATGTCTTCAGTTGTAACTAATCCATCTAAATTTTCAACTTTTTCAGCTAAAATTTCAGTGATATCTCCTGTAACTTCTAAATATTTTTCATTCTTTTTGTTAACTTCTATTACTTTATTTTCAATTGCCTTTGTAATATTTTCATTTAAAGAATCGCCAAAATCTAAACTTGCCAGCGATTGAGCTAAATCTGAAAAAAGTCTTTCGTTATTTATTATTTCAACAAAATCTTCTATCTTTTCTTCAAGACCCTGTATCTGTTCTTCTATTCTTTTTCTCTGTTCCGGAGTTAAATTTTTGATATTTAGTTGCCTATGCCATTCAACGAGCTTTTCAATATAATCGTCTCTCTGCTGTTCAATTATATTAATATAAGTATCCAATTTTTCTAAATGATTTCCATTTAAAGCTGACATTTTTACTTTTACTGTTTCTTCATCTTCTTTATGCTTAAATTCAAGCTCATCCAAATCATTTACCATTTTACCTATTTTATTATTAATAAAATGGTCATATTGCTTCAATTTTAAAGCATCTTCTAACATATTATCAAAAATTTTTCCTACTTCCTGTTGTGCTTCAAGTTCTGTTATAACTCCATTTTCTTGACGTTTGTTTATATCTTCTAAAACAAGACTGTAAAGTTGAGATGATTTCTCGTTAAACTCTATCAATGTTTCTAAATCTTTTTCATTCTCATTTCCATATCTAAATTTTAATTCATCTATTCTTTTTTTTACATCAGATAACATGCCCTCAATAAAATTTGACTGCGAAATTTCAAACTCTTTTGCTTCTATCTGACCTTTCAAATTTTGAACAGCTTCAGTGTCTCTTGATTCCAGTGCTATTTCGTATTGTTTTTTAAGCCCTTCAAGTTCCTTTGAAAAGCTTTCTGAAACTTTTCCTGTACCATAATCCGATGACAACCATGCCTTTTCAACTTCGATTTCATTTATCTGCCTGTTAAGTTCTTCAATCTGATGTCTAAAATTGTCAATCGGCTCCTGCAGTTCTTTAAGCGACTTTGTTAAGCTTTCTATTTGTGATTCCCATTTATTTTTTTCTTCTTTTTTTGAACCACCTGAACCACTTGAACCACCTTTTGATTTAGAACCACCACCGCCGCCACCACCACTTTTCAATTTTGGTGAACCACCGCCAATATTTTTTGGCAAAGAAGGGGCTTTATTAGGTGTTGCAGATACAAAGTTTTGAGCCGCTGCTTCAGAATCAAAAACATGTCTTCCGTTTGGAGTTGTAACCTCCCATCTCTGCGACTTTTTCCCATTTGTAGTAACTTCGTATGTCCCAATTGTAGTTTTTTGACCTCTTATTACAGTATTAATATATGAACTCATTGTTTTACTGTATTGAGAAATAACTGCTCTTGTTTGGAGATGTTGCTGGATATTATCCCAAATTATATTACCTTGTGCATCTGTCACTGTGACTATAGTATCCTCCACTCTTCTGTGTAAGTCATTCATCAGTACCTGTTGTTTCCCCAAAAAGTATTTTGTCTCAGCGTGATTTCCTTGTGATATACTAATCCAGTTTTCAAGGGAGGCATTATTCATTTTTATTTCATTAGCTTGTTCTCTTTCCAGACTTTCTATTTTACTTAAGTTTTCATTTCCTTGCGTATAAGCTTTATAACTCTGTGTTATCAGATTCATTATCTTGTCCGTTGCTATCTCTTTATCGCCTTTGAATTTATTTCTATCCAGTTCTTCCTGTATTACTTTTCTTAGTTCTCCTTCTCCAAATCCAGTTTTTGCAAAATTTTCAGCAAGCTCCTGAACCTTTTCAGTAAAAATATTGGCGACATCTACTCCAAATTTCCCTTTTATTTCCAACTTCAGTGGCTCTAAATTCATATATAATTCTTTTGTCTGTTTTTCTAAATCTTTAATTTGCTTTGTATACTTTGCAATAACATCTTCATTCATCTGTAACAGTATTTTTTCTTTTAAATTACCGATAACATCAGAAATAGCATTACCGACTTTCTGATAATTTTCTGCTTCACTCCCTATTTTCCCAATTATGTCAGGATACAGACTAGCTAGTTGTTCATAAAGTTTTAACCTGTCCTGTTCATCTTTTGTCGTTGCCAGTCCATCTAATTTTTTCTTCGAAAGTTGCTCATAACTCTTCCATAATTCTTCAATTTTTTCTTTTTCTTGGTCATAAGCAAACAGATAATCATTTACATTTTTTGCTTTTACAAAATTTTCAACTGCCTGAGCAAAACCATTAAACATATGCAATGCCCCTTCGGCTGCAGGCAACATTTTTTCTCCCAATGCTCCTGCTATATTAGTCATGTGAGCTTCAGCAACTTTGAGTTGGTTGGCATATCCGTCAATAGTTCTTTCTGCGTCTCCTTGTATATGTGCCGTTTTTTCCATTAAAGCGTTATATCTCAATTGCATTTTCTCTGCTTCAGATAAATTTGACCATTTTTCCTTTATCCCATGTGCATGAGCATATTCGGCCATTGTAGTTTCATTAAGTATAAAACCATACCTTTTCATTGCTTCAGTTTCTCCAGTTAGAACCCCTTTTATTGCAGTAAAAGCTTCATCATCGGCAACGTTAAAAAATGAAGAAAAATCAGCAGTTAATTTTGTTAAATCTTTAGACCATTCCTTGAATACATCTGTTTCAAATCCTGCTCCTTTGAACATAGAACCGTAAACAGAAGCATAGTTTTGTAGTTTGTAAATACTTCTCCCTACATTCTGGTCTATACTGTCAGCCCATCTCTGTATTTCCTCAGAACTTTTTTCAAATACCTGAGTAGTTATGTTTTCAAGTTCCTTCATATCACTTGCAGCTTGAATGCATTTAAGACCTATATCCTTTATAGTATTTATAGCTGCACTTATTGCAAGAGTAGTCATGACATTTTTTAAATTGAAAAAGGAAGAAACAAGCTTCGAAAGTCCATCAGTTCCACTTCCACTCGCTTCTCCAACTTTTAAAATATCCTTGCTTGTTTTTTCCATCTGTTGAGTTGTTTTTTGAAATTCAGACCTCATTTTATCCAGTTCCTTTGAATATCTGTCCACTACCTCAACTACGGTTACCAGTCTATCTTGTTCTGTTGCCATTATTTCTTCCTCTTTTCTGATTTTACTTTATTTATTAACCCTAGAATGAAATGTATCTTTTCCATTAGCCAAAAAGGATGTTCATCTATCCCTTTTCCGAACGGCAAGAATTTCAGTTCATATACTCCGCTCATTCCGTCAAATCCAAAATACTTCATATACTGTACTATATCCCTTATAAGCACTTTATATGCCCTGTGTGGGCTTGTCGTATTGTTCATGAATATTGAACAGGCTCTGTAATAACTTGTTTCTAATCGTTCCTGTTCTTCAGTATCAAACCCATACCACCCGAGTTCTCAACTATTCTATTCAAAATTTCAGTAAATGCTGCAGGTTTATTTTCTAAAAATTTGACTACATTATCCCTTGTTTTTTCAACTTTTTCTCCATTCAGTACTATTTTTTCAGTCTGATTAAAAAGTAACTCAAATTCGGGATTTTCAAACAATTCATAATCTATCCTTACTTCTTCTACTACTTTTCCCTCATTGTAATATCTTACTTTTTTTCGAGGTTTATTCATGAAGTTCTGAAAATTCCTAAACCCTGGTACTGTTTCAACAACTAATTTACTGTCATTCACTTCATAAGTAACAACATCCGTTACTTTATGCTCTGGTAACGGAGTTGATACTTTCTCTTCATCAGGATTTAGTTTTTCTTCATTCAGATGTCCTTTTAATTCCTCATTAGGCTTTAAATCTTGATGTTTATCCATATTTCATTCCTTTCTATGGCAGATAATTTTCTAAAACTATTTTAACTGGAGACTTAATTCCGTCATCGAAATAAGCATTTAGTTCCTTACTAATCCCCCCTGCTCCTTCAAGGTCAGTAGCTTCTACATTTCCTATTTTACAGTTAGGGAATGTCAGAACAACTTTCTTAGTCTTGTCTTCTACTTCAGCAAATGTAACTTCTACAGCATATGATGTATTAGCTTTTAACATATCATGTGCGTTTTTGTATGAAGTCTTGTTGAATTCATTAAATTGTAACGATAAGCTCACACTACCCCTGTCAGATTGTCTTATTGCCTTATTGTAGATAGAATTCAAAGCTCCCTTACCTTCAAGTTTATTATCAATTGTAATGTCTATACTTTCTATTTCTGCAGTGATATCAGTGTTCTTTTCTTTTATTACAGACCCTAAACAGATTAAAGGTTTTCCTTTAAATGCTGTTGGAGTTCCTGCAAATTTTGCATTCTGAATTGTATGATTCATTCCAATTAAAGTTGCCGTTCCAGTTATATAAGCTTCCAGCTGGGCATTTATCTTCAAACTTGAAATTAAACAGTCCTGAGCATATTCATGAATATCACTCTCAACATTATCAGTAATAAGTGTTAAATAATTGTTATATGCATCATCAGGAGTAAATTCAAGATTTTTTGTTGCTACTGTCTTGCTTTTAAATCCTGCCCCTAACAGGAACATCTCCATTTGCCCCGTACTTAATTCAACCGCTACATCGCCATTTACTTCCACTTTAGAAACAAAACCATCTTTTTCCCAACGCCCTGTTCCAATTGCCTTTGAACTTACTTTATTGACATTTGGAGTAACAGAACTTGAAGTTGCAGCTAAAAGACTGACATCTGTTGTCTGTGGAGTTCCTTTTGCAGTCTGCTTTCCTAATAAAAATCTTACGTCCATTTCTTCCTACCTTTCCTTTATTTCCATTCTTATTGTCATTTCTACTATTCCAGTCAAATCATTTTCATTCTCTTTGATGTTCTGAACAGAATATTCATAATTAATTGCTATAATTTTCTTTTTGACCTCTTCATCAGCCATTATCTTTTCCAGCAAGCTGTTCATTTCTTTTATTACTTCTAATGAATGTGTGCGTAAATTGTTAAAATAAAAATAATAAAGATTCATGATACTTGTGTATTC